TAGAAATAACACCTGAAAACTGCATCGTAATATGGGACAATTACGGTTATACGGACGATACTATTTTAGGATTCAAAATCTACAAATGTCCGGCAGTTGGCGGCTTTTCAATGGCTACCACAAGCGATAATTTATACAAAGCGCTAAGGAGCGTAGAAGATAACATGGCTGGATGGCATACTGATTTTGAGGCTATAGAAAGGGGTGAGAAGTGATGGTCGAGGCTCCTAAAGACTGTATGAGCTGTGCGAATTCAATGGTGACAGAGGACGACGAACTATTCTGTATAATATTTCAGACAATTGTTGACGACCATGATGATTGCGAACATTATAACTAAGCCCCCACACCGGGCTTTCTTTTTTTGCCTCAATATATCTACCACATATCTACCACATTTCCATAAAGTCTAAACATAATTATATTTTTATTTCAATATAATATTTTTGCAACCTGCCAATGTTAAATCCATGTAAAGTTACGCGATTTGCGTATTAATTTATGTAAACTTTGGGTAATATAGTACTATTGTAAATGGGACTAGCTTAGATGTATAATGACAATATTAAATTT